GACCGTTTCGGCGGTCTGCCATTTTTTCTAACCGCATGTAAAGGGGGATTCCTTATGGCAAAAAGAAAGAATGAGCCGGAAATAAAGCTGCCAAAAATAGAGCAGCTTCCCTCCGGCGCGTGGCATACCCGTGTATACTTGGATGGGCGGCGCACGTCCATTACACGCGATACTTATGATGAGTGCCTATCAGAATACCTTGCAATCAAAAACGGCATTCTGGAAGCTCAGGAGCGGCCACAGGGGCGGCTTACGCTAGGCGAAGCAGTAGACGCATACATAGAGAATACCCGTGATTTAGTCCGCCGTGGGCGTCGCTCACCGTCTACGGTATACGGCTATATCAGATATCGGGATAATACCTTTCAGCGGGCGATGGCATACAATATCTACACCACGCCGGACGCACGATGGCAGTCCGCTATAGACGATGAAAAGAAAATGGGCAGATCGCCGAAGTACATCAAGAATGCGTGGGGGCTAATGTCGGCGGCAATCAAAAAAGAAACCGGGAAGCAGCCGAAAGTCGTCCTTTTTGAGAAAGAGGACAACGAGCGGCCATTCCTAGAGCCTGACCAGATTGATATTTTTGTTGAGGCCGTAAAAGGTGATCCGGTGGAAATCCCGGCACTGCTTTGCTTATCCAGTTTACGCCGCTCTGAAATGTTGGCTCTGACGTGGGAGAATATCGATTTTGCAAACAGGGCAATTTATGTTCGCGGTGCAAAAGTCCGTGGTGAAGATGGACTGAAGCTCAAGCCGCAGAACAAAACGAAAAAATCCCGTCGCCCCGTGCCTATGATTCCACCGCTTTACGATGCACTTACGGCCGCGCCGAAAGATACGGAATTTGTTGTAAACGCCGCGACATGTACGCTATTCAATCGCATCAACAAAATATGCCGGGAAAACAACTTGCCAGAGGTGGGGATGCACGGATTACGGCACAGTTTCGCCTCGCTGGCCTACCATATGGGAATCCCGGAAATGATGGCGGCGGACATAGGCGGATGGAAAGACTTAGGGACGATGCGCAAAATTTACACGCACTTAGCGGAACGGGATATTGCCAAACGCTCGAAAGAGTTCACGGATTATTTCACGCCAGAGGCAATGAAAAACCGCAAAATTGGCAATGACACGGGAAATGAAAATTAAAAATTGCTAGTGCCGCAACATATTTACAAATTTATAATGTGGGTTCGAATCCCACTCTCTCCGCCACATCAAAAAAGCCCTAGAAACTTGTTCTAGGGCTTTTTTATTGCTTTATCAGCTATATTCCCACGTTCTCCGAACTATTCTGCGAAAAAATATTACCGCAGATTTTAATATTTTCCCGCGTGCGGTACGTTTTTAGGGCGCAAATTGGCAACGGATTGGCAACGGATTGGCAACGGAATTTTGCCACGCTTACCGCTTATACAGTCCCTGCACCACTCCGACGTTCTCCGCCCGTTCAATATCCCGCTTGTGCAGGTACTCATAGACGGCCATCATGGCCGCAGGCGGCTCGCCCTTCTGCTTGCGGTATTCCTCAATGTGGGAAACAACGGCCTTGTGCAGGGCGTTCATGTGGTTCATTTCCTCCCCGCTCAGCCTGTAAAACAGGTCTGCCAGCTCCGGGTCGTCGTGCTTGTATTCCACGGCCAGCTCTGCGTAAGTGTGCGCGTCCTCCAGCTCGTCCTCAATGTGCTCCATCAGCAGTTTGATTTCTTTCATCTGATGCCCTCCTGAATGTACGCATACAGCGTATCAATGTCCTGTTTCCCCAGCTTGAGAGTAAGCCCGATTCCGGGGATTTTCACGGGCAGCGCCTCTGTCCCCATGTATGGCTTTGCGGCGTTGTACAGGGCGTCAACATCCACCGTGCCATGCTCCATATCGTAAACGCCCATCGCCTTTACCATGGGATGATCTGCGTACTGGGCAATAATCTTCGGGAAATTTGCGGCAAGCAGCCCCCCAGCCCCGGCAACCAGAACTCTGTCCCAGCCGGAAAGACTTGGAGCAATGCTTCTGTCAATGAATCTCGCAAGCCCTGCCTGCACGTTTTCCATAGGAATCATAAATTACCTCCTTGAAAGTATGGGGCGGCGGCTGCCGCCCCAATTGTCGGGAATCAACCGTTGCAGCACCCGCCGCACTTGGGCAGGGGGTTGTACAGCGTCTGTGCCGTGGTTCCGGTTCCGGTGGTCACGTCGGCAACCTGCTTCGGATAGAAGGTCGCGTTGGCGTAAGTCACGATGGAATTGTCAGCGCAGCAACGCCGCTCTGCCTCGATCTTGATGTCCTTGGACAGCTCAGCCCGAACGCATTCCACGTCCTGACGAACCAGCGCGAAGCTGTCCTCAGTGCGCTGATTGTGGACGGCCTGATCGCACAGGGTCTTGCGAATGTCCTTGAGCTGTCCGTCAATGTAAGCGTACAGCTCAATGGATTTCTGGTCGTTGTAGGCGTTTGCCTTCAACAGCGCGATTTCGGAATCCTTGGCGGCGAGCTGCTGCTCACGATCCAGTTCATACCGGCTCACGGGCATGTTCTCGCTGCACCCGCCCCAGCCGTAGCCAACCCCATAGGGCATGGCGGGCATAACGGGAGCGGTGGGAACGGGATTGCGGTTGCCGAGAGCCAGAGCGCCCAGACCGCCCGCAGCATTCATCACGCCCAGCGCCAGACCGGCAATACCCGTGCCAAGACCGGCACCGGCTACGCCTTTGCTTGCATAATCCTTTTCTACTTCCATTAGAAGTCCTCCTTCAAAATATTAGGAGGTGGCCACCTTCTACCTATAGAATAACAAAAATCCCGACGGTAGAATCATCATCTACTCGTCGGGATTTCGTCAATAAATCGTCACGCAGAATCAGAATTTCAGATTTTCAGGGAGCTTGTCACTGTACTTTCTGCACAATTCATATTCTATCCGCAACTTTTTAATCGTTCTTGTGATAGTGGCTTGGGACACACAAAACTTGTGGCACTGTTTTGTTTGGCTCCATCCGGCGGCTCGGGTGCGGATGATCTTTTCCTCCAGCGGCGTAAGAATCGCCAGAGAACAGAACTCATCCAGAATCACCCGATTCCATCGGACTTTATCCACTTATCACATCAGTCCTCCTTGGGAGAAATGTAAGTTCTTGCCAGTTTGCTGTCAGCGATACCGGCGGTGGTAGGATCATTGACCACACCCAGAATCACCAGCAGGGCAAACACGGCGTTCACCACGGCCAGCAGCTTGTCGCCGATTTCGCCCAAGTCCAGCGTAAAGCCGAACAGGGCGGCCACCGTCTGCACCAGCAGAAGCAGCGCGGGAATCGCGGCCAGCCAGAAGTTCTTGTTCTTGATACGTACAATCCAGTTAATCATTTTTGTTTTCCTCCTTATTCTTCCACAATTTTCCGATTTGTGGATTTGATGTAGAAGTCCTCGTAGAGTTCCTGCTTGTCTCCGTTGTATGTGTATTCCACATACACACCATCACCGGAAACGGTGGTCGAAAGCAACGCTTTGTAGTTCTGCAACGTCTTGCACGCCCAAACTACAAATACATTGCTGAGATCGATTTGCGTGGATTCTCTCGTTGTGGCATTGTAATGCTCCACGAGCTTTCGCTTGCACACGCTCTGAAAGTGATCCATTCCTGTGATAATCATTTTTTGTTTTCCTCCTTAAAAATCAGCCCAGCCCAAGCCGAGCAAGAATAAACCCTACGACAGCGGCTACGACGATGTATATGACCCTCTCCACCACCGACTTCCACCGCTTGCCGGGTTCGGATTTCAGCTCCTGCACGTCCGTGCAGAGGCCGTCAACCTTCTCCCCGGTAACTTCCACCTTCTCCGCCATGACGGCAACAGACGTTGCCAGCGTGTTCACCGCTTCCGTGTGCCGTTCCAGCGCGTCCAGGCGGTGGGAGTTGGATTTGCTCCGCTGTTCTACCGCAGAAAGCCTCCCGGCGATTTCCGTTTCTTCCATTGGCATACTCCCTTCTCAGCCACTCCACCGGCTGTACTTCCCGTTGTCCTCGTGAATCCCCCATCCGTACAGCCCCAGGCCGCCCCGCCCGGGGATTTTCTCGGCCTGTACCTCCTGCGCTATAGCATACAGTTTCTCCGGGGAGATAGCCCCTGAGAGGTCTACGGCCTGTCCCGTGGTGTGCAGGGAGTTGGATACTCCGCCCACCTCGGCGTTGTGCCGCTTGCACCGCACACCGGAATTCACATTCAGGGGAACCCCCGCCCGGCGGCGTATCTCATCCGCCATGCGGACGGTTTCTTCCACCGGTTCGGCAGGAAAACCGTTGCAGTATTTCCCGCCGCACTGGCATCGGAATTCCTCCCGGGTGAAGTACTTAATGTCGTCCCAGAACGTCCCGGTTTTCGGCGCGTCGCTGCTCTCCGGTTTCTTTACCTTTACCGCCGTCCCGGCGATAGCACCGATGAGCATTTTCTGGGTAGCCGCACCCGGTATCCCGTCCACGGTAAGCCCGTAGTCGGCTTGAAACGCACGGATTGCCGCTTGGGTATTCCTGCCGTCAGCTCCATCGATTGCGCCGGGAGAATAGCCCAGATAAGTCAACAGGCACTGAATTTGCTTTACCGTCATACGTTCACCTCTTCCCAGCCCTTAGGGTATGCGGACGGTGACCATACATTATTGTCCAATGTGGAGCGATACACTTTGCTTCCCTCCGTGCAGCAGTCGCCCTTATTGTAGGGGCTGGTAGCCATGGCGACGAACGGCAACGCTTTCGCTGGGTCGGTGCTCCAAGCAAACCCCCACTGCGCTGGAAGTTCCTCTGGCTCCTGAGTGTAGATAGTGCTGTCATAGGGCTGCACCAGCCGCACCACACGGCCAGCAGATGACCGGCACACAAACCCGGCCTTGCGCTCCAACATGTTTTTGTTTGCGACAGCGGCCTTGAAACCGGGAATGTCGCTATCCGCCGCGTTCAGTTCGGTGCCTGTCATGTCCGGGGCTTTCTCCTGCAAGGCAAGCGCGTTCGCCCGTCCCTGAGCATACATGATGCTTTTTCTTTCCTCTTGTGTCACAGACTGTCAACCCCCTTCTTGTAAGCTTCATCCAGCTCTTTCAGCTGTTCCTCGCCGCCGCTGGCTTTCATTTCCGCGATTTTCGCAAGGATAGCGTTTTTACGCTCTTCGATGGTCATGCGTTCACCCCCAGAGCGGTTTCGATTTCGGATAATGCGGTTTCATACTCGGCGTTCTGAGCAGCGAGAGCCTGATACTGCTCCCGCTCATACTCCCGCTGAGCGGCGTCCAGCTCCGCCCACGGCTTCCACGGGGCAATCATTTCGCCGGTGAACACCACGCCGTCAGCACGTGTCCACGTCTGACCTGCCGGGATGAAGCGGTAGCCCTCAATGTAGGCGTCGCATTTGCCATCGAAAGCGTCCGTTTCAACGGAAGTGTACCCGCTGCTGGGGGAAACGTGGCACTTAAACTCGGAATCAATGTAAATCGTTTTCATGCGCCGCCCTCCTATTTCAGCAATTTGATTTCCGTCGCGGTGTATGTAATCGTCAAATACGCGGTATGCCTACCGCCAAAACCGATACTGTGAAGCCCGGACAGGGCAGATATGTCAACCGTTACCGTGGTTAGATCGGCACCGATTGCTGTCGAAGCAACTACGGACGAACCACTGTACACCTCCAATTTTGTATTGGAGCCGCCCGACGCTTTGCACGTCGCTTGAAGCGTGCTATACTCTGTCAGGTCAACTTGGCCTTTTGTACGTGCAGAAATGTCTCTGTTGCCGTTGTAGTTATTTACCGACTTAACCGTCAGTTCTGCTTCTGCGGTTACAGTGCTGTTCCCAGGCATTTCCCACTCACCGGCTATAATGTCGCTCGGGGCATTTGGTTTGAACAGGAACAACGCATAGCTCAGCTCCACAGAGGTGCTCTGGCCATCCGTGGTGATAGTTACAGCCTTGCTGTCGGTCTCCGCCCCACTTGTGGAGGTCACCGTCCACGTCCCGGCGTTCGGTACGATGCAAGCCCATGTACCACTGGTGTCAGGGGCGGATAGAGTCGTTGTGCCGTCAGAGCAAGTGCAGGTCGAACCGGCGGGATAGGTGATGCCGATGGTAGCGGAGAAAAAAGCGATTGTAACGGTGTACTCTGTCTGAACATCGGCGGTTATGGTGGTCGGCTTGCCATCGCTGTTGACAATGGTTACGTTCCACTTGCCGCTTGCAAGCCCCTTGAATACCGCCATGCCGTCGGCATTTGCGGTCTTGGTCTTCGTTTTACCGGCCTTGTTGGTGATGGTCACAGCTACCAGAGGCGGCGCATTTACCTTAAGCGTGCCACCTTCGCCGCCGCTGGCGCCAAATCCATATAAAGGCACTGCAATGCTCATACGTACACCTCCACCGTAATCGGAATATTCACCGTGGGCTTGTCCTCAAGGCAGGTAAACGTCAGCACGCTGCCCGACCGGGAAGCGAAGCTCACCATACCGCACGCCTCTTTCAGCGCAAGATTGGTTGCCGTGTTACTCCCGTACACTGGATAAGCCATCGCACGCTTTGCATCCGTCAGACCGGAGACCGTAACAGACTGGGTATACGGGGCGCTGGCAGACCAACCGGCAGCAGTTAGCGTTGCAGTCTTTACAATCGTTTTGGCATTACTTAACGCCGTATCCACGTACCCCTTGGTTGCAGCATCAGCGCTGTCCGTGGGCGCACCTAATGCTTTGATTTGATGGGAGTTCATGACAATATTTCCGGTCATTAAACCGCCAGTACTAGGCAATGCCCCAACATCTTCAGCTTCTAGCTCAACGTTGCCATTGGAGTTAGGTTCTTTGCCGCACACTTTGGATACAGCACCGGTGCCATCCAAGCCCATGCGGGAGACGGAGTAGGCATAAATCGGGGTTCCGGAATTGAACGTCATTGCAACTCGCGTCCACAGGTAAGCGCCCTGTGCTACCGTGGGAATGCTGCCTTGCCAGTTTCCGGACGGTATAACATTCCCGGATGTGCTGGCTTGATATGTTACGGACTGGCTGGTCAACAGCGCTGGGTTCCCGATGTCGCCCTTTTCGCCCTTGATCTCAAACCACTGGTACTGCGTCCAATCCGTTGGAGCAGTTGCGGAATTGCCGCTGTATACGCCCATCCAATTGTCAGGGAGGACACCGAAGCTATGAGAAGCTGCCGTGGGCTTCTGCGCCGCGTACCGAATCCAGACGTATGCGTTGTCGCCTTTGTCACCTTTCGCGCCGTTCGTGATGGTAAACGTGCTGGTGGTATTATCGTTATAGGTAATACGGTACGTGTCTACCAGCCCGCTGACGGAGACTTTGGCAATGGTTGAAATGCCCCGACCGTTTTTTACAGTGAAGTCAAAGGTAGTGGTGTCCGCCATGGTGATACGGTATGTATCCGTAAGGCCGCTGGTGGAATGCTTCACGATGCTGCTGATACCGCCATGGCCGTCAGCGGCGGCGGTCAGCCAGTTCAGCAGAATTTGTCCCGTCAGCTTCTTTGCCGCGCTGTCCTGTTCCAGGACGAAAAGGTCAGAAGCTTTTATCTGTTCCGCTGCAATCAGCTCGGATATTGCTTTATCTGCCATCTGCTTCCTCCTGTTCAGTCTCTTTTTCGGGCGCAGGATGCGCAGACAGCGCCTGCACCACTTCTTCAATGGCCTGCATACTGCCCAGCATCCTGTCCCAGTTCTCCCGTCCTGCGACCTGAACGCCCTCAAGGGTATTCAGGACTGCCCTAAGTTTCATTACAGGGTTCATTTTTACTCCTTTCCCAGCACCACACGCACCGCGCCGGTTTCCGGTACGATAGCGATTATCTTCGTATATTGGGCGGCGTACTGCCCTTCCCACCACATTTGCACCGTCTCAGCAGGATTTGCAAATACCGTGGCAATCGTCGCCAGGGATTCCCCGAGAATTCGGATGTTTATCTGCCCCACCAGGGGGAAGGGGTTGAAATAATCGCAGTCGAATTCTTTGCCTGTTGCGGTTTTCAGTTTTTCCATCGAAACCTCCTATTATAATCAGTCATATCAAATCCATGTTAGGTATTTTATAGATACTGTTCCGCCGTTTCCATCCCTGAACGATGTAGAAGCTATAGCTATCGTATGGCCTCCAATTACCAGTCCTTTATCTTCGGTTGATAAACTAGGCGCTGTATTCCACCCATTGAACACACCATTTGCAAAATCCGCATACCCAAGCGATGTATTGATACCTCCGCTGGTATAGGCCGTGGATATAGTGTTGTAGCCGATTTCCGAGCCGTAGACACTGTGACTGGCAAGTCCAGACCCGTCAAGGTACCCATCGTCGCCGCCGTAGTCAATCATACCAGCGCTGACGCTTCCCCGGAAATAGCCATTCTCAGCGTACAGATTGCCGGTCGGCGTAATCTGCACGCCGTTAGCCTCAGAGCCGCACTGAATGCCGTTGACACCAATGTAAATACCCCGGCTGTTGGTGCCGTTCCAGACCTGATTGTTATAGCTTAGGTAGTCGGATTGGATATCAAAACCGCCGATTTTGCCACTAAGGGCGGTGATCTTCCCCCGAACTTCTGCGCCGGATTTGGTGACTTTGAACACCGTGGTATTATTGGCCTTGACCGTCCAGGAATCATTAAGCAGCTCCCAGCCAAAGGACGAACTACTACCTCCGGTTTTGGTCACCCGCGCGGAAATCTGGTCACTCTGAATGTCCAGCCGTGATGTGAGTTCGTTCCCCTGCTCGATACGGGCAGAGACTTCGGCGGAAATCTGGTCGGCCTGAACCTTGAACGTGGACTTCATTTCGGAATAGTGGCGTTCAATTTTGCGCTGCGTAGGTGTTTTGTACTCGTACTTATAATTGATTTTTTCGCCGCCGGGTGCGGATACATTCGCCGTGTACAGTGCCCCGTGGGAAACGTTTTTGGAGTATATCCCGCTGTATAAGTTTCCGGCGGCAAATCCGTCTCCGATCTCCGCCGCCGGGTCGATATGTGCGCCATCGGCGGTATACGGCTGGTACTGAAAGCCTTGGATTCTCGATAGAATATCCTCAGCCATTTTCTGCGTACCCCACGGGCAGTCCAGAGTAAGTGTTCGCCCGCTGTCGGTTCCGGCTGAGTATTCCATTTCATCTGACACGACAACAACGACTTTTGAATATCCGTTGAAAGTGTCTTGCTTTTCCAGCGACGAAAGCGATTTTCGGACATTGATTACGTCAGACAACGATCCTGTCACCTCCAAACGTAATGGCGTAGCCGTGGGTATCGATCAGGTAGCGGGTTTCTTTTGGAATATTCCAGAAGCATACCAGAAGCAATTCCCCCGATTCGCTCATGAGAAAGCACCCGGCGTACATGGCGGCGATATATCCAAGATATTCCCGGCAAGTATATTCCGGATTGTACTGGACAGGATAGGCGTTGCGCATAATCTCCGCCGTCCTCGGGTCTACCGTCACGCCCATTGCCTGGGCAATCTCCCGCACAACGTCTATATCCTTTGCTGGCCATGTCAATTTGCTGTCTGCTGGGTAATCCTGCTCTGCGAACAGAATAGCGTCGTAGCCGTGGATTTTAAGCCACTGCACATCGTCCTCGTCAGCGTCCTGGTCAATGGAATCCGCATAAAATACGCCCTGCGGGAGCCACTCGGAGCATTCGCCGTCATCGCTGACAAGCCTTACATAAACCGCAATCCGGGACATTCCCTCAATGTTCCCGGAGGGCTTCAGCATTTCAATGTCGCACTCCCGGCTTATTACATTGCCGACGGTCGGCTCGTTCCCATCGAAAATCGCGCCGGTAGTTTCTACCGACGCGAGGATGTTCATTCCGTATCCGGCATCTGCGCCGGAAGCCCCAACCAGAATGCGGGTGCCGCCGAACGTGATTCCGTTTCCCCGTTTGTCCACAAGAAAACCCGTATCGCCGATAGAAACCCGCGTTTCCTTCGTGTGGATGCCCGCAAGGATTTTTCTATACAGAGCAGATGTTTTCTGCATATTGCCTCCTTACTGCTCGATCAGCGGGAAGGAAATACCCGTCCATACCGATTCCCCGGTATCGGGGTCAACGTAGGAGATCGAAGCGGGAACGTTGTTGGAATAATATTGCGCCATCTGGCTCTCGTATAGCGGGTGTAGGTTCGTTTCCACTGTGACAAACTCCGGGTTTATCAGCGCCATAAGCGCAAGCTCTTCCGCGCGGTTCATATCCATGCACGTGATATCAGCCCGGTATTTCTGCGCCACCCGGCCACGGTGCATGGTAGCGTCCATGGTTCGCCCAGCGTTGGGGCTTTCCACATCGTTACGCTGCCATTTTATGCCGCCCTCCTGAGTGAGGTGGAGGATGTCCACACCGTTGATCTTGAAATATGGTTTTGCCATACTACACCCCCAATGCCCGCTGTGTCCGGCGCTGCTGACGGGTGATCTCAGGTGTCAGCACCCGCGCAAGGGTCGCAAGGTCGCCGGTGAACTTGATCGTGATTTCCTCGCCGGAACCGTTCTGCGAAAGCACCTCCGCAACAGCCTGTTTAATGGTTTCCAGAGGGGCTTCAACGTTTGTTCCGTTCTTCTGGTCGCCCAGGACGGCCAAAAATTCACGGTTAGGCGGGATAACTGCGCCCTGAGCAAGGCGGGGCGCCTTTATCGCGCCAAACGAAACTCGACCCCAATCCACGCCCTTGACGGAAATATTTACACCAGGGATAAGGTTTAATAGCCTGATTGTTTCATTGACAACGGCCCTGACCCCATCCATAATCTTGTTAACCGCGCCCTCCAGAATAGAGATAACGCCATTCCAGGCCCCTGCGAAAATATTCATGATTCCATTCCAGGCCTTTTCCCAGTTCCCTGTGAACATGCCGGAAATGAAATCAATTAGGCCGCCGACTATTTGCTTCACGGAATCAACCAGGCTGTTAATGAACTGTCTGATCGTTGCAATTTCATTTTTGAAGCGCCCATTGGTTGCCTTATCAATCCAGTCCAGTAGGCTGTTAATTCCTTGATTAGCAAAGTCAAGCAGCGACAAACCGAAATTCTTGTAATGTTCGAAGAACGAATCCAGAGATTCTTTCATACCATCAAGATCACCGTTGAGCAGTGCAATAATAAACTCAGACGCGTCATGGAACATCCCTTTTATGGATTCAAGCATATCCCCGATGGGAGTTTCGGCCAAACCAAATTTCTCGATGATCGAATCTATCCCCATCCCAACTATGTAATCCACAAATTCAAGAAGATCTACGATTAAATTCCTGACGTTCCCACAGAACGAAACGAGATCATCTATTGCATCTCCCCATTCCCCGGAAAGAAAGTCAGTTACAAAATCCCTGACATCTTCTATGATTGCCCAAACATCCGCCGCGATTTTGCCGACCTTTTCTAAAATCGTATCTAAGAATGTGCTATCAAATTCTTGCGCTGAAAAATCAGGCGCAATCGTACCCGAGCCGCCACCACCGCCGCCAGATGTGTCTTCTGTAAGCTGGTTGATTTCATCGAAACCGAGAAGCTGCTTTTTCGCTTCTTTTGCCGCTGCGCCCGTGCCGTTCAGCGCGGAGGTCTGCTGATTCAGTGCTTTTGCCGCCGCCCGGGACGATTCCACGGTTGAGCCTGTCAGCACCGCAAACACGCTGGCGATTTTGCTGATTATCGCCGCAATGATATTTACGAACTTTGTGAACGCCGGAATGATGATGTTCACCAACGGCTGCACCAGCGTAAGCAAAGCGCCCTTGAGCTTCGCAATAGCCGCCGTTGCTTCCGGGCTGACCTTGATTACATTTCCAATCCAGTCCCGGAATTTTGAAAGCGCCTGCGTAATCACCGTGAACACAAGTGCAGATGTAACGACGGATTTCAGGCGGCTTGCAAAGCCTTTTGCACTTTTCGCCGCTTTCTTGACGCCGTTGTTCATCTTTTCGGAATTATGGCCAGCGGTAGCGAGTTCAGCGGCGAGTTCCCCCGCCCGATCTTTTGCTATGCCAATATCGCCATTGGCTTTTTCTATGTCGAGATTATACTTGTCGATCTTGTTGTTAACTTGATCCCACTGGTACTGCAAAGAATTGACCGTCTCCGCTTGGCTACTAATTGCCCCAGAAGATGCACTGCTGGATTTTAATGCTTCAAGTTTCTGCTTCGCATCATCCAGCGCCGCGCCCAAGGAATTCGCCTGTTCTTCCAACGGCATTTTCTTCGCTTCCGCTTGACTTGCCTTGCTTTCCAGTGCAGAAATCTTCTTTTCCAGTTTTTCAAGCTCTGCTTGCGCTTTTTTATTATCGATCTCAGTGCTAAAAACAATCGAACCGTCAGGATTTGGCATATAAACACCTACTTGCATTTTAATTTCGGGTATGATATTATGAAATTGTTAACACAACGCTATTTCCCATAAGTGGAAAATAGCGGCGTGGAATTGTTAAGGAGGGGTATTCATGTTTTGCCAGAATTGCGGAAAAGAGATCGCTGAAATGCCATGCCAATATTGCGGATTTTCGGGCATCAGGCAGCCAGCAAGTCAACCAACAATCATTATCCAGAACAACAATGCAAATGTCGCTTCTATGCCTGTCTTAAGTCAAAAGAGCAAGGTTACAGCACTTCTCCTTTGCATTTTCCTCGGAGGAATAGGGATTCACCGTTTTTACGTTGGAAAAACCGGAACTGGCATACTATACTTACTCACAGGTGGCGTTTTTGGTATTGGCTGGGTCGTTGATATTTTTTCAATTGCATTTGGTGGATTCCGCGATGCAAACGGTCAATTTTTGAAATAAGGCCTGGATTTAACCGCCCTCAGGAGAGGGCGGTTTTTATGTCCACGCCTTTATAATCTCCTTTTGCGTATTGGAATACTGGGTATTTATGTCCACAACGTCCCTGTTCCGGCGATAGAATTCCTTGTCTGCCTTGTCCTTAAGCTTCCCTTTTGCCTTGAGATCGCGTATCCGCACGATCTGCGCAAAGAAGCAATCCCCGATTTCCATGTAATATGAAAGAAATGTCCACCAGTGCAGATACGGCATGGAGCGGACTTCCGTACCGGCAATGCGGTTTACCGGGGCAATCAGAATCGGGAAATCTTTCTCCCAGTCCATCAGCTTCGTGGTGCTTTTGCATCTTTCGTCACTGCCACCGTTGATAAACCAGTAGCATTTTTGAACGGCATCGCTGAAATGCTCCACGGGCATATCCCGGAAACCCTTATAGAAGATTCCCAGCATCCCAATTCCCTTTTCATCGCCCGTCAAATCCGGGTCTTCCAGAACGCTGAATATATCCAGAATCGCCCGAAAATCCGTCTCAATATCATAATCTGTTCCGCATACGTTGACAGATGTCGGAAGTTCGTACATCATCGGCTGTACTTCTTTGTATATTTCGCCAGTTTTTCGCTGTGGAACGCCTTTTCCCGCTTAATTCCATCATCGAACTCGTCGATAATGGCAAGCATTAAATTCATCCACAGTGGCATCCCCTCCGCGCTTGCATACACGCTCATTTTGCCGAACAACGGCTCGCATACAGGGGTATCGAAGCAGCCGTCAATCGTCTCCCGCATCTCTGCGTCCAGCTTCCGGAGGTAGTCAAACGTTTCTCTTGTACTCATGTTGTCCGGGTTCTTGCTTTCCTGCTTCCGGGACAGCTCGTCGAGCGCCGAATAAATTCGGTCGGCAAATGCGGGGTCTGTAGGGTTAAACCGAACCGTGCATTTATCGTTAAGCCTATACTCGATTTCGCCAGTATTCAGTGTCAGTTCTTTCATAATCCCTCCAAAGATTTCGGGGCGGCTCTCACCGCCCCGTATTTGCATCAGGTATCAGCCGTGAACGTAACGGTTCCGGCACTTACCGCCGCAGTACCTACCGTGCGTGCGCCGCCGTATGTAATGTCCATAGGCATTCCGACAAAGCCGCCGCCCTCGCCGCCAAGGCTGGACGGCTTGACCATACAGGCGCTGTAGCGCTCTGCAAAGGCCGCCGTGCCCTTAGTCCCGGCGTACAGATGCACAATCAGCATATCCTGATTGGTCAGTGCTGCCACGTTCTGCTCCTTGACAGCGAGGTTCCAAATTTTCAGAACCGCAGCGTCTCCGGCGTCCAGATCGCACGGGTCAAAGGTCTGCGTGATGATGGGCTTTTTCATCGTGCTTCTGGTCGTACCAAGGATATCCTTGTTGGATTCCTCCTGCCAGTCGTATTCCATGCTGGAATCCGTGACGCGGCTACCAAGCGGCGACCACACAGGAGCAGAGGTTGTCCCGGTGTTCAGGTACGCGATCAGCAGCTCACGGTCTACGGTCTGGCCGGATGCGGTATTAAACTCTAAATCTGCCATTATTTCACCTCATAAATCGTTTTTTGAATTGAACGGACAGCTGTACCATGTACATTGCCGTTCCTTCTTCGTCTGCACCGTACAGAACGCCGTTCTGCGCGGTGATTTTCTCCGCCCTCGGGTCATCCCCAAAGGTGGGGGCATTGCCCATAACGGACATTTTCTGCACCCACTCCTGAAAGTCCATGACCCAGCCCGCATTTTCAGACGCTCCGGTATCATCCCCCGGGGACTTCTCGAACACGTAGTACAGCCCGAAATTGTACTGGTTGACCACGGTCGTGTTCCCGAGGATATCCCGTGTTCTGGAAACCTCCACAAGCCCGGATGGGAAAACACCGCCGTTGAACGGAATCTGGTCTGTGTAGTCAACATGGAAATCGCGGAAGATATCCGCGCCGGGGTACTGCCCGAGAAAGTCTTTGATTTTTTCCAGCGCCGTCATATTCCGCCCCTCCTGTTGATATAAGCCTGTAGGTCGTGCGCAATTTGGTCTTTCTCTGCCGCCATCATGCGTCTGTCCCAGAACGGTCCTGCCTGCTGGTTCTTGGTGGTGTCATAGTTCAAGTCCCGATCAGTCGCTCTCAGCACGGTTCCTTTTCTGTACCGGTATCCGACTCCCGGAATGAAAGCGGGGCCTTTTCCGGTTTTAGCATTTACCATGACTTTGCCGTAGTACTGATACCGGGCGTATGGTGCCATAACCGTGATCTCTGTCGGGCTTGAGATATACTTAAGCTTCGTGGAAAGCACACCGGTTCGGAACGGCATGTACCGCGTTATCCGCTTGTTCACTATCCGGGTAAGCTGCATCTGCACATCGCCGGTTTTATTGACGCCAAGCCTTGTCAGGATTGTGTCTACGGGCTTCATATCAACCTTTATCCGTGTTTTCATCCGCCCGCCTCCACATGAACCAGCTTGCCGCCCCAGTATTTGGGGTCAACGTACTTCACAACAACCAGCCCCGGAACCTTCACCGGAATGAAGGACGGCCACTGCGCCGCCGTGATTTCCTCCCCGGCACCCAGCAGCACCTTGTCCTCCGGATAAACGCACACCTCCGAACAGGGAATGACCAGCAGGAAGGAATTGGCTTCCTTACTGCCGGTCTTGTCCACATTCTCGGTTTTTTTGTAATCCAAAAAGGCTCTATCGTGTACCGTTCTGGTTACTTTGTCGCCGTCCCGGTGGTATACCGTGACCGCCTGATTGCATAGCCGGTAGTCTACGGGGCAGCTGCGGCGCTTGATTCTCACCATAGCTAGCACCCCCGGTAGATATCGAGATACAGGCAGGCGCATCGGTACAGTTCCCGCGACTGCCCTTTGGCGCTGACATCAACACCGTTCTTGCTGCCATAGCTCACCGAAACGGAGCCGATAGAAGCAGACTGAACAGCGCCGCCCTCACCGTTTGTAATCAGATCAAAGCCGTGAATAGCCTCTGCCATGGCGCACACGGCAAGGGCTTCGGAGTTTTCCTCCGGTGCCTTTACCGTGTATATGCGCTTGTATCTTGCCAGCTGCGCCGCCGCACGGGCTTCACACGTGTTCCAGTCCTCTGCGGGGATAGCGTCGCCCCGAAAGCTGCTTATGTAAAAATCATAGTCAATCATCAGGGCGTCTCCTTTCCGTTACGCGGTCTTGGGCTTCAGGATAATGCCGTTCAGCGCCGCCGCCTTCAGCGTATTCTTAAGCACAACACCGGCCACCAGCTCCACTTCGCCCTTCTTCACAGCGCCGGGGGCTTTCAGATCGGGCATATAGCTGTTGATTACGCCGGTTCCGGTGGGGGAAATGCCGTGGAAGCCGTCCAGGGCGATATTCACAGCGTAGATGCTGGAAGTACCGGCGGCGGTGGTGCTGGTGGTGGAGGTGTCGATGACATCCACAGACTTGGTGCCGTTGTAGTACATACCGGCATCCATGATGGGGATATCGCCGAAGTACTCCACAGCCCTGCCGAAGTCGTCCTTCTTGCGGTCGTAATACCCCGCCCGGCGGGCAGCCGCCCGGACTTTCAGCAGCATGGCGGTGTTCATCAGCAGCAGAGAAGCGCCGCCGTCCACCATGTGGGTCAGCTGATCCAGCTGGTCAACGAAGGCATTGGCGTTGCTGTCCAGCTTGGTGGAATCGGACAGGTCAATATCCGTAGCGAACTCGTTGGAGGTGCCCGCCAGAGCCTTTCTCAGGCCGTCGAAGGTGTTCGTGACATACCCGGTGCCGGACGCGGCGGAGGTGCCGTTGATCACCAGATTGTGGAAATAGTTGCTGGTTGCCTTGATCTTCTGCTGCGCCTGGAATGCCAGCTCATCAATGGCTCCAGAGGTGCTCTGAATCACGCGGTCAACCTGGAAGGAACCGCCCATGATAACGGCCTTGGCGGTCTTTTCCTCCCGCTTCGCCTCGCCTGCGGTGTATTCGCTGTTGATAGCACGGACAGCCGCAGTAGAGGGGGTTTTCAGCTGAATGTAACCGTAGGTCAGAGTGGAACCGCCGGTGCCGGGGGAAATGGCGTTATCAAACACCAGTCTGTCCAGCAACAGAGAACTGCGCCGGAACTCGTCGACCACCTGCTGATCGACCTTGTCGGCCATGCCGACCTTTGCTTCTGCAAGAGTAATTGCCATAGTTAAAAATCATCCTTTCACTTCATGTTGTAATTTGCCCTGAGCGCACCGGCGAGGGTCGTCGGTTCGCCGTTAGGCTCCTGCTGCCCTGTACCGGTCTTCCCGGCATAGGGGGGCGGCGTTTTGCCGTCATCGAACAAATAGCCGCTGTCCTTCCGGAGAGCTTCCAGAGCGGCCTTAATGTCCGTTTCCTGGTTCTTGCTGCTTCTCAAAGTGTCGATGTCCAGCAGCGCCCGGATCGCCTTGGTGCTTTTACCCTTTGCGCCGGTGATGGCGGCATCTAGGGCGTGGGAGAATTCCATATCCGCGATCTTCCGGTTGCTCTCGGCAATGGCATCGTTGTACTTCTTTTCCCAATCCTTGGCAGACTGCTTGATGGTATCGATGTCCTGCTCCTTAAAGCCGGAAATGGTCTTTTGCGCCTCACTCAGCTGGCTCTTGATGGTGTCATAGTCAGCAAAAGGCTTCTTAGCCGCTTCGATATCCCGGCCATTCTCTGCCATGATCTCGTCAATGATCTCCTTGCTCAGGGGCTGGTCTCCTACCTTGAAATTCTGCAAAAACTCGCGTTTCATATACTTCCTTTCTCAGCTATGCTTTGTTATATGGGGGTTGCGTCCCCTGCTGTCGGCTCGTTTTACGCCTGCCACGGCAAAAATGGTATGAAAAAAGCAACCGTTCGGAAAACCCGAATAGTTGCTTCAATCAACTTGATTATAGTGGCACTTCCCATCGCGCCATGCGCCGCATAATTCCTTTTTGCGCTCCACAAACTCGGCGGTGTTGTGTTCTATCGTCTGTTGAAGTGTTTGGTAGTTGTCATCGTTATACTCATACGTTGTCTGCTGAACCAGATGCCGGTTAACTGCATAGGGACAGTACATCATGCCCGTTCGCTCCTTTCGCACGAGAAAAGAGAGCCATGTTTCCATAGCTCTCTCGGCTTATCCGTATATTGCTTTTCTAAGGGTTCCCGACGCGTCATCCTCGACAATTTCAAACCTTCCGCCGGGGTGGTTTGGGTTTGCAATCGGGCGAGGGTTGTGCGGGTCGTAGAGATAGTCTTCGTCGCTGTCATCAACAATTTGAAGTGCGCCAGAATCGGCGTCGCAGGAAAGAACCTCATATTCCTTTCCGTCCGACAAACCATCAATTCCAAAGCTCTTACCTATGTATCGAACACGCATATATTACTTCGCCCCTTTCAGTTTAATTTCATCAAGCGGAACGCCCTTGGTATTCTCGTACCAGTGTACCACATAGTGATGGCTCTTTGCATATACCGTCCCGGATTTCTTCTTCCAGCCGCTTGCGTCCCCATAGTCAGGGTATGTAGCATACAGGCGCTTCAAATCCCGAATTGGTGTGCTTGTCCCGTCACCGGCCATTGTGTACACCTCAACCGCCGTAGCGCCCTTTGGTACAACTCCTTGGATTTTAGGAAGGTTTACAGTCACAGTATGGGGAATTACGGTATCTGCTTCCTGCAACTTTTTCGGCAATCCGGATTCCGCCTTGATTGTAGCATCGTTGTTGATAAATTGCAAGTTTTTCTCATTGCTTTCTGCCGTCTTTTCCGCCTCTCTGGCCTGTTTTGCACCAAACCCGGGCATCTCCATGCGCTCATGCTGCATCCGCAGCCCTGCCGCTTCGGAAAAGCGCTTATATTCCTGATTCAGAACCTGGTATTTGATCTGATCGCGCTGTAAGTTCTCTTTGTCCCCCGTGGCCTCATCAACCAGAATCCTGCGTTTCTGCTTCCGAATGGCGGATTCAAGCCGCCGCTGACGCTGGGTAGCCTCATACGTGGTGTAGTGCTTCCCGTCGTAGTCAATGCCTTTTTCGTTATCTTTCCTGAATTTGTCCAGTTCCTCCGGCGTGTATTGCGGAGAATCAACACCAAGAATAATCGGGAAAGCCGCATGGCCACAGTTCAGCGTACCGATACGCCGCACAAGGGAGTTATTCAGTTTCTCATATTCTGCGTCACTGTACTGTCTGCCCTGAATCGGCTCATGGTCGGGGGCACTGGCCGCGTGAGCGGATATCTCCCAGCCGTCACAGCCGAAATCATCGTGGTTCTGCTGACTGATCTGCTCCTGCATCAGTCCCAAGCCGCCCATAACGCTACGCCTGACAGCGGCTTCCATGGAGGTATGAACGCCGGATTCATAGTCGACTGTGACAATCCCCTTTTCTGCCAGATTCCGGGTAGCCTCCCGGATGGCGGAGGCATAATCCTGCGCCCCCGTCGAAACCTTCGTAAAGGCGAAATCGCAAGCCTGTCTGTAAGCGTCTGTAAGCCCCACAGCCTTGCCATTCGGCATGACTGCCCCCATTGTCTGGGTGATATTGTCCAGTTCGGAATCGGCCAGCTGCGCCGCAGCAGACACAATCTGCTGTAAGACCTCATTGCTGCGGAATGGCACCGCCTGTACATAGGGGTGTTTCCGTATGTCATAACTGTATCCGGTTTCCCCGGCCTTTTCTATCAGTCGCCGAAGCTCCCGGTGGGATACTTTCAGCCGCTTTCGAAGCTCCTTTTTTAACCGCCGCTGAGAAATACCCAACTGTTGAAGTCTCCATGTCTGATAGGACGCCGTGCTGGTGAATTGGCCAGCTTCCGCAATTCGCCTTGCAATATCCTCAATTAGAAACTCTGTCACCGGGGCAATGAGCTGCTGTGCCTTATTTCCAAGGGCTTCAATCTGGTCAGCGGTCAGCACAGTTATTCACCGTCCTCTGCGACTTCCGGCATGTACTTCTTCCGAATTTTCGCTAACTGTGCTTCTGTATCCCGGGGCATGTTGAATTTCCACCCGAGTGCAATCTCAGGTTTTAGCAGCCCCGCCGCGACCATGTCCTTGTAGTCAGCCCAGGTCTTTTCCTCATCGAACAGAACGCCGTTGCCCCAATCCACGACAATGGAATCATCTTCCACGTCGTGGGCACCGGGTATGCGGTACATCCGCCCCAGAACGCCGCACAGTCTGACGGCCTCTCGCAGTGCGCTTTCCCACATCTGCTGGAAGTCGATAATCGTCAGGTTGTAGTCACCCTCAGAGGACGTTACCTCGGTAGCCGTTCTTTCTGCGGCCTCCACCTCGGACAGCAGCCCGCGCTTTAAGCCTATCACGTTCTCCACATTCCGGAGATATTCCGTTTTTCTGGCAAGATACGACTGTTCCCGCAGCGCCGGGGAGAAAATAGTGATACCTATATCGTCGGGGGCTTCATCAACTGCGGTGAATACGCTTGCGGACAGGTTTTTCCGCCCGCCGACCTCGTCAACCTCCAGCATATCCGCGCTGGCAATAATCCGGCTTTTCCCACGCTCAAACTCTCCGTTGATCTGCGCCTCGTTCCGGTTGATATTTTCAATCAGGCCGACAGCCGCGTCATAAACGGATACCCCGTCGGGGCTACCGTCCACACTGTTGTCAATCGGCGTTTTCAGCCATGCAACGCCGACGCTTCCCAGTGGTTCAGGGAACGTGTATTCTTCTGCAAGTTCCGCATACTGTGGCAGCTCTGTAAGCGCAGCAGCCTGCCCCAAGCTGTTCTGGTCGTTCGACCGATACAGTCTGTTGGTAATGGTCAGATACCCGCTGTCATCCACCGTGCGCCGCTCCAACAGCGTGTAATAGAATCTTTCACGGATGCTGTGTTCTGCCATGCCGATGTCGGTCATGTTCCCGTCCCCGTCCCGGCCAAATACCAGAATGTTCGGTCTGCTCACAACTGCGAAGCGGAACCCGCTGCCCGTCGGGATGGGCTTTAAGCCGCTTTCTCCGCCGATCAGGGCTTTTTGCATGGCGCTTTTCTTTTTCGCGTCTGCCGCATCGAGGATTTCGGAAACAAACGCGTCTTTGCTGGATGCCGAATACTCCGAAAATGCCGTCTTTGTCAGTTTACGGACGATGGTATATGGAATCCGCTGGCACGGGTCATAATCCGGGGTCGCGGCCTTCTCATAATACAGATTCTGCCACCTCTGGATGGCCTTTTTCATTTCCGGAGATGTCATGTCAACGGCGCGAAACGCCATTTCATAATCACTGTTCGGATAAATCACGCTTTTCTCCTCCTGCGTTGATCGTGATGCGCCGCAGCGCACGGGTTGCATACTGCAATCCCTGTATATAGGCGTTCAAAGTATCCACTTCCGCCCGAAGCTGCCGATTTTCCGCTTCAAGCGTCCTGATATCGGCTTGCAACGACGCTTTCGCCCAAATAGGTGCCATATCCACGATCCATTTACGAATCCGTTTCCTCATCGCAAATTCCTCCAATAATCTTTCGTGCCTGGTGGTTTCTGCGCATGACGGTCGCGCAGAAATACCGGATATCATCCATGGCATGATCGTTTTCCTTCACAGGCTTATCCACTTCTCCCTTGTCGTCCCAGCGGTACAGGCCAAATTCCCGAATCGCGTCCTTGCAGCCAGAGCCGATTTTGATAACACCAGCTTGGAGCATCATGGCCGTCAGGCGAATACCGTACATAACATCATTCTTCGCTTTCCTGACGGAGAAACGCTTGTGTGAGCGAATGCAGGCAATAAAAGAGGCTGCAGACGGGTCAACCACAATGTGCCGGATATCCCTGTCACCGGCTAGCTGTTCGATTGCCCGGTAGTATTCCTCATCCGTTAGCTGTCGTTGCTGTTCCCTGCCAGAATGATAAAATTCCGCAACCCGGACAGCAACGCCGTCTCTGACGCACCACAGGCCAGCAGAGAATGGGTTCAGTGTTCCATAGTCACAGGATATATACCACTCTCCACATTCCGGTAAATCGTGCGTGACGTGCCTCTCTGGGTCGAACTCATACACAAGCCCTTCCGCAAGGCACCACTGCCCCAGGATATACCGCCGGTAGAAAATGCCGGTGTACATCGCCCGGTATCTGGCTCGTATCTGCTCCGACAAGCTCAGGTTATCCTCCATGGTGAAGTGGAGGTACAGAAGGTTCCGTTTCTGCCGTTCGTCGATCCATTGCTTTTTGAACCAATGCTCCGGGCCTGCCGGGTTGCAGTTGCACCAGAACTTGGAGCCGTCCACAGAGCAGCGGCCGGTTGCCTGATTGACGAAGCTCTCCGGCATCAGGGCGATTTCATCCAGAAGAATTCCAGCCAGGGTAATGCCCTGCACCAGATCTTGGGAGCCTTCGTCCTTACCGCCAAAGATGTAGTAATAATTCTCGGTGCTGCCCCGGGAGATAACCACCAGGTTATCCGTCCGCCTGTCGCGTATGGTGTATCCCCTTGCCGGAAGCATCTGCTTGAGCACAGATAGAACATTCCGTCGGAAGCTGCCCACAGTTTTTCCGCACATTCCGAAATTCTGGCCGTTGAAGCTGTGCATCGACCATTGAATGAAAGCCAGCGACATACACACGGTTTTCCCTGACCGGATGGCTCCATCTGCTATGATTCCGTCTGCGTCTGATACACCGGATTCCGGGAGCCACCAGGTGAGTATCTGCTTCTGCTTCCTGGAAAAGGGCTGAAACCGAAATGCCACCTGTTTTAATCCTCCTGCCATATCTGTCCCGCCTCTTCTCGAAGTGCGTCCATGAATCCGTCATCCGGTGTGGGTTCTTCCACGGTGGAATCCCCAAGCAAATCAACCAGAACCTTGGCGCATCTGGCATCTCCCCGAACCGCTGCCTCTGTCAGTCCAACGATCATGGCCATCTGATTGTCGATATCCTCAGGATTCACCCCGTCACGGGCAATTTTATTCCGCACACGTCTGTCTGTTACTGGCAAGGACAGGTACAGATCAGCTGCTTGTTTCAGGTTCCGCTTTCGACGGCGGGCGGCACCGGAGGCAATGCCGCCAGCTGTTCGTATTCTTTTCTGTTCTTCCTCTGTTCTCTGGTCGAAGGGAATAAGGTTCTTCGTTCCATCTGCCACCCGTCACCACCTCTCATTCAGGATAATAAAAAAGCAACTCGGCAAAGTAGCTTACCAGTTGCTCATCATGCGGAAATAGCCAATCTTGAATTGGTCTTTCCGATAAATTCTTTAATTTGCGCATATTCCCATCCGCAGTCAACAAGGCCGCTCACAAGGCGCTCCATGGACTGCACAGCGGCAAGTTCTTCCTGCGGAAATGCGTCCCGAAGATTGTCCTTTGCGCCAAGCCCATAATCCCGGCGAAGCTGCGCCGCGTCTTTCCCGAACAACGCCCTGTAGATGCAATTCGTGTAATTGGAATACGCATGGCCGTGCATCCGCTCGTCCTCTCTGGACTGCTGTAGCGCTTTGGTCAACGCCTGACGAACGGCAATCCCTTTTTCGCGCTCGATCAGCTTGCCTTGCAAGGCGGCTTCCATAGCGTTGAACTGCTTGATATACGCTTCCTTGAACTTCATAGCAAGTTCGCCAGTATAACCCATGGCCAATAGGGTGAACCCGTCGCGGGTTATGATGAACATCGGCTGCTTGTGTCCTTGCGCGTTCTCATAGCTCGACTGTCCAAAATTGGACAGCCGAAATTCCTCACTGCATCCAAGTTCGCGAATGTCTCTGAGAACGTGCTGATGCAGTTTCCCGAACGTCTCCGCCACATCAAGGCTTGTTACTGTAGGGCGCTCTTGCTTCCCGACCTTTGCGATTTCTACAAACATTACTATCAATCCTTCCTGTTGATTAAAATGTTTTTTGAACTCGGTTTCCCACCCGTGGGCATTTGGGGCATACTTCACCGAAAAGCGCCCGCTGCGCCGATAGGGAGGCCATCGGCGATATATATGGCGCGAGGCCGATTCAAACGGCCTTCTGTTGGGGAGAGAGCGCCCAACTCGTTATCTACCGCGCCATGCAAAAAGAGGCTCAGGAACAATCCCAAGCCTCTTGCGCTTTTTCTTTTTTACCAGTATAGCACATTCAAACTGAAAAATCGTCTCATTTTTTTCTCATTTTTCAGCTTTCAGTCTGCCCATACAGGCATAGCGTGAAATGTCGTAGTGCTGAATCCCGGCGGCGGTAAACCTGAGCTTTTTCCACTCCAAGTTCTTCACACAGGGCATCGACGTTGCCTCTAGCCGGGCTTATGTAGAATCTGCTCAGTATCTTCTTTTCATCGGCGCTAAGCGATTCAAGCCCGGAATCCACAAGCGACACCCATTTCCTCGCCTGTTCCAGCGACCGCGCCAGTTCCTCACGGTGAACGATATTCGATAGCATCGCATCTTCCCGGCCGGAACCGCCGCCGCTTACCGGCGTACCGTCAGACGTGGCGCTTCGGATACTCTGCATAGCGGATTCCAGCCGCGCCATTTCTTCGGGAATACTGTTCAGGGCCTGCCTCTTTGCACTGTACTCCTTTAGCTTTTCAATGGCCTCATACTTCCAGTTCATTCCGTTCCTCCTTGCATATCTTATTGAATCCCTGTATAGATATACACAATATACACGAGATATAAGATTATATTTAATATATACTATACAGGGATAAAGCTATAATATTAAATTCCGTCTCCTGTTTTTCGTTTTCTCCCTCCTTTCGGTGCAATCCTTCCCAGGCGGGCAAGGCCGCTTTTCCCCGCAGACGAATATGTAATTGCAGCACCGGCTGCCTTCGTAGTATCCGAAGAAATACCAGCACCCGACGCAGTACTTCCTGCCGTCCCTGTACTCCACATTACCGCCCCATTTCCTTATCCCGCGTCAGCCGCCGCTTTTTTGTCGCGGTATCTCCTTTGAGCGGCTCTCTGGGCGTGGGCTTTCTGGCACTCCAAGCTGCAATAGATTTTCTGCTTGATCTTGCCCTGCGTGAATTCCTTCCCGCACTGGGGGCAGACCTTAACAATGCCCTGCGGGGCTTCCACGTCCTCAACATCGGCCTGAATTGGCGGGTGGTATCCGTGCATTGCCATGTACTTCCCGTAGCTCGTCCCGGCCTTCTGGGCGGCTATGGAGCACAGGGTAAGATAGTCCGGTTTCTTGCTCATGATTCCCTCCGATCAAAAATTCTTACAATATCGGCAATGTAGTTTGCCTCGTTCCGGGAAAGCGGAAGCTTCCCCACCAGAAGTTTGATAAAGCGTTTACGCGTCATGCGTAGCTTTCCTCCCCTTTCCCTTTTCTGCAATCCGCTTCTTCTCCGCTTCTTTCAGGGCGTTAAACACCATGATGTAAATATCCATTGTGTAGCCCGTGTCCACCGGAATCAGCGGGGCGATAAAGTGCCAGCAGTCCATGTAGGTGAGTTCATTGCTCATTTTTGGTCTCCCGGGGCAGTTTGATTTCTGCCCCATCGCGCATGTCATCGCTATCCATCGGATAGCTTACAAACCTCGGCCCGTTGCGTGTATTCATCACACCGTTCAGGAAGCCGCCGATCATACCATCGGGAATATCAAGTGTGATTTTCATTCGATTTTCTCCTTTCTCCGTGGCTGCAAAAGAATGTCCTTATATCTTTCTCGAATGGCGAAAACACGATGCTTGTTTTGGGGCAAAATGCGTATCTATCTTTCTGGTCCCACATGTGCAGATGCTTGCAGTCCCGACACCTGACCACGGGGACGGCATCAACGGTGGGGGCATTCCGGATTATCTCCTTTGCTATAATATCTTCGTCGGAAACATCAAATTGGAGTTCCAATTCCTCTGCATCAATTAAGCGTGGCATCTCAAATTCTCCTTCGCAAGCACTTTTTCAATATGTGCTTTCTTCCTGTAACATCTGTCCATCATCGAATGATAACTACCGTACCACGGCTCTTTGTAAAATGATCGCCCCTCAATCAGCCTCATAAAAATCCTCCTTCCTCGGCATCTTTTTCAGCCAGCGTCTGACGGCAAAGAACCGAATGCGTGACGGCTGATCCTTAGCCCACCGCTCAATAGCGGCGGCGTAAGCAATTCTAGCGTTAAGGCGCTGGCGGTGTTCCTGCTTTTCACTCATTTCTCTGCACCTCCTACGCAATCATGAAAAACAGCTTCCAGATTAACGGGTGTTTCCGGATTTGCTCCGCCAATCTTACAGCACATACAGCGTTGACATTTTCCCAATTCCCGGTATCGATCACATACCCGCTGGGAGAAATAAGGAAATCCTGAATCAGGACGGAGAAATCAAAACCGCTAAGCCAGCCTTGACTATACGCCTTTTCGATTGTCCCTTTTCTATCGCGTTCGTACATCGATCATTCCTCCTTCGGCAATTCTGGAAGCGGCTGCCAGTGGGTAATGGCTTCCGGCTCGTTGTAAATCTCGCGCCACATCCATTTCCACAGCTCAACCGTTTTACCCTGTACAATGTCTCGCTCATAAATCATCGGCATGACGTATCCCCTTGCACAGACGATTACGACCCTGTGCCACCGTGTATCCTGCAGCTCCGGCAACCTCTCACTGCACGGAATCCACCTAGTCCGCTCCAACGCCTCCATGCCCATTCGGCAGGCTTCGTTCACCTCGTCCATTCCGTCATAGTTCTCCCGGTGTTCCGGGTTCAGAATTTCAATTGCTCGGTCAATCGTCATTGTTTTCGCCCTCCAAACACATTTTTGCGCCGCAATGGCAATATGGATTATTCTCTGGCTTGTTAAAGCAACCAAATGTCTCAATGCGGCCACACACGGAGCATTCGTATTCCCCACAAGCTGCCATTCTGCGAACAAGTCGCCATTCCCCATGCCGCACCGGCTCCACGTCGGTGGCGGGGAGACTCTTAACCAGGCGGACAGCGTTTTCAAAGTCGCAAAATCCACAAAGGCCGTCACTACTTCCGCAACAGTCAGTACAGCCTGCCTCCCGCATCTTCTCAATTGCCGCCTCCCGGCTGATGTAATCACTCATTTCAATTCCTCCAAACTAATCTGCCCATCAATGGGCGTATTGTCGGCCTCTTTCCGCTTCCGCTCCGGTACGACTTCTCTCACAAGGGGGTTGCGGCTTATTGCCCGATTGAATGCCCCGCAAGCCATCCATCGTCCCGCCCAGTCCGTCGCTTCACTATGGGTAAGCCCGTATACTTTGCATTTGCCACGCACTTTATCGTGATACTTGCCCTTTATGAAGTTGCTACACTCCCGGCACGTATGCCCATCCAAAACGCCGAAAAACCGGTGCATTAGAGCAAGTTTACGTAAAGCCATTATAGTTCCTCCACATAGCACCAACTCTGGGGCGGGCGTTTGATATGACCGCCATTTTCGCAATATGCACACCCATATTCATCGCACACTTTGCCTATGCAGATTTCAAGCGGGCGAAAAAACTTGCTCAGCTTCTTCGGCGTGTCGTAGATTTCCAGCTTGGAAATGTGCCAGCCGTAAAGCGTTGCACCTTTTCCGTAGTCCCACAAAGCACCGTCCACAAGCCTAGTCTGCGCCACAAAGTCATCGTCCACATCGTAGATTCCATACGGTTCTGTTGCCGCCTTGATGGTTTCAACCCGGTCGCAAATAAACTCCCCAATGACCTTGCCCCATGAGCCGCGCAGTCTGCGTGCGTCGTTGCCTTGCGTGCAGTAGATGTAGCATTTGAACGGCGTGTCCAGCTTTGGCCTGGTTTTTCGCACCTCAACGGTCTTTTCACCTCTGGCAATCTTCTCCACCCACTCCGGGCGAATGCTGATAAGTACCGCTTTAGCCATTGTCAGCCCTCCGGTTCCACATATCGGCGGCCTTTTTACGATCGTCTTTGGCAAACACAATTTCCCCATTCGATTTCAAGTCCGCCGTTACGATGAAATCTCTCATAGGCAGTTCAATCATGCAGTTAGTACACTTGATGCCAAATTGCCATCCATGCGTTGTGCACCGTTCGTAGTTTTTGTTGATTATATACTCTGCCTTACCCCCGCAAAACGGGCAGGGCTTCAGCTTGATTTCGTCCATGTAAGCACTCCTTAATAGTCGATATAGGCGTTGTCTTCGGCAGCGTTTTCGGCAGCGTCGGCGTCCACGATGATCTCGGTTTTGTTCAGGAACAGATTTACAAGGAACTGGTCGAACGGGTCCAGATAGCCGAATTTCAGGGTTTTGGACATATCCAGGCCGCCAATGGTCAGGCTTCTGATGGAAGCGGTCTGCTCATTTCCGTATTTGGAGAAACGGACTTCAACGGAATCATAATCGTCTGCGTCATATTCAGGCTCTGGGCAGAACTTGCAAGTGTAGTATGTAAAGCTGCCGGTGTAACCCTCCTCGATTTCCAGCTCCATAGTGAACTTCTGCCGGTCTTCCGCCTCGGAATAGTCCGTGCTGTTCATGACGTGCTCCCGGTAGCGCTTGAAGACGTCGGACAGTTTAATTCCTTCGTACCGCTGCACCAGGATGCCGCTCACGGCTGTCTCGATCTTCTTGCCCAAGTCATCAGATACGATGCTGGAAAGAATGGCCTTTACCTTTTCGGCAATAAAACCGTTATAGGCACTCAGACCGCAGTCCTTGGCCACCTGGGAAATTCCGCCCTCCATTTGCTTGCCCAGGGCATTCTTGAAAGAGTAGCTGCCCAGCTGGGAATCAATAGCGTCCATGATGGACTTTTCCAGGGTGTCCTCAATCTTCTTCTGGATAACGCCCTCGGCCTCCATCTGTGCCAGCTTCTGCTGGACAATTTCGTTAAAATCAATGTTCATAATTATCTCCTTCCCGCCCGGGTTGCCCCGGGCTTATCACCATATTCTGGCCGCAATTTCTTCATACGAAAAATCCTTGCTTGCCCAAGTTTCAGCGATAAAATTCGCATAATTCCGGCTGAATCCCTCGGCCATCAGCAGTTTTACAAAACGTTTTCGTGTCATTGGTCTCTCCTAACAGTGTCGATTTCGAGGCGGTTAGACCATTTCCGTGACCTCACGAAAATGGTCTATCCCCACTGTTCACGCATCCTCCAGCTTCATAAAGCATCCCCAAAAGGTCTGTGATTTTTTGCCGCTATGATGCCCGAAAAGGGGGCGTTCTCCGATTGCCGCCCAAACATCTGCGGCGGGGATCTGCGTTTCTGCCCACTTAAAAATCAGCACGCCGTCCGGTTTTAATACGCGCATACACTCGCGAAATCCGTCATGCAGCATTTCGCGCCAATTCTCGCCGAGCTGCCCGTACTTCTTCCGCATCCACGCATTTTCGCCGACGCGCCGAAGGTGCGGCGGATCGAATACGACCAGCGCAAACGAGTTGTCAGGAAACGGCAGATCCGTGAAGTCGCACAGCACGTCTGGATGCACGATGCAGGTTCGTTCTGAACCTCTGTTGGTACTCTTCCAGACCCCCGTGCATTCCTCGCCCCGAACGTCGCAGTAGATCGCGGCAGGGTGGTTCTTGTTGAACCAAATCGTTCTGCTCCCGCAGGTCACGTCAAGAATTTTCTTTGCCATCATGTTTCCTCCCTAACGTCTCCGCCCCACTGTTCCGCCATAGCTTTTGCAATACCATCGCAGGAATAGGCCTCATGCCCCAGCGCCCGGAACGCCTTGCACACGGTTTGCGATTCCTCGCAGGCTATCAAAACTTTCATTTCTCCCCCTCGCTTTCTGCCGGGGCTTTGAGCCATGCCAACCTGCATTCCTCGCATCCCGGCATATCCTCGCAGATATCTTTACGCCCCTCGCAAATAAACGTCCCGGTGCTGAGTAACTTTGCCAGCTCCTCATCCGTCATATTCCGGATACGGTCGGCGTTGTTCATCGGCTCATACCGATCTTTCAAGCCTTCATCGTGAATGCAGCCGTCACAAGCCGCCCATCCATCCGGGGCAATTCGGTGCTTGCAGCTGGAACACTTGTCAGATTTATTCCCCATCACTCTCAGCCTCCACAAACTCCCCGTTTTTCAGCATGTACGGTGTATCCGCTTTGATTTTTTCGCCATCGACATACTCCGTTTTCACACATACCGGAACGTATCGTCGCTTTGCTCCATCGTATTTCCACTCCGCAAGTGTAATCCAGCAGCCAATTGGCGCTTTTGCCACAGAGCCATGTCCGGCGCAGCAAATCACGGAATTGCTTCCAGTGCAGTTAATCCGGGCGGAGTCCCCGGAACTGCCAATCCG